ATGGATGCAGGTGAATGGCTGGAGCGCAAGTTTTGCGCGGGCGACACGCAGGGGATGCTGGCGCAGGACGGCGCCACGATCGAGGGCTATGCCAGCCTGTTCGGCGATCAGGACCGGGGCGGCGACATCGTCGCGCCGGGCGCTTATGGCGCGTCGCTGGAGCGGCTGGCAAGCGAAGGGCGCAAGGTCAAGATGCTCTGGCAGCACGACCCGGCGCAGCCGATCGGGATCTGGGACGAGGTGCGCGAGGATGCGCGCGGATTGTGGGTGAAGGGGCGTCTGCTGGATGGTGTGGCGCGCGCCCGCGAGGCCGCGGCGCTGATCGCGGCGGGTGCGATTGACGGGCTGAGCATCGGCTATCGCACGCTGCGCGCGGGCAGGAACGACAGGGGCCGGCGGCTTCTGAATGAACTGGAGCTCTGGGAGGTGTCGCTGGTGACATTCCCGATGCTGACCAGTGCGCGGGTGGCGGCCAAGGGCGAAGCGGCGCCCAACGCGGCCGACCTGCGCGCGCTGGCGGGGCTGTTCGCCTCGGCCAGCCAGGAGATGGCGCGCCACGACGACGGCTGACGCGCTGCAACCGAGAAACCAGAGAGACCAAGACAGACCAACAAGAACGGAACCAAGCGATGAGCAAGACCGAGGCGAAGGCGGCGACCGGGGGCGATCTGTCCGCGGTGGCGGAGGTGAAATCCGCGGTGTCGGATTTCATGAGCGAATTCAGTGGCTTTAGGGCCGACATTCAGAAGCGACTTCAACAGCAGGATGACAAGATGACGACGATGGAACGCAAATCCCTGGCGCAGGCGCGCCCGGTTCTGGCGACAAGCGCAGCCGAGGCCGCGCCCCATGGCAAGGCGTTCGACGCCTATCTGCGCAGCGGCGACGATGACGGGCTGCGCGCATTGGAACTGGAAGGCAAGGCGCTGAGCAGCGCGGTGGCGGGTGATGGCGGCTACCTGGTCGATCCGCAGACCGCCGACACGATCAAGTCGGTGCTGTCCTCGACTGCGTCGATCCGCGCGATCGCCAATGTGGTGCAGGTCGAGGCGACCTCGTTCGATGTGCTGATCGACCATTCCGAACTGGGCCATGGCTGGGCCACCGAGAACGACCCCACCGCCGAGACCGGAACGCCGGTGATCGACCGCATCACCATCCCGCTGCACGAGCTGAGCGCGCTGCCCAAGGCCAGCCAGCGCCTGCTGGATGACAGCGCCTTCGATATCGAGGGCTGGCTGGCGGGGCGCATCGCCGACCGTTTCGCCCGCGCCGAGGCCGCGGCCTTCATCGGCGGTGACGGGATCGACAAGCCCAAGGGCTTCCTGACCCATCCGGATGTCGACAATGATGTCTGGACCTGGGGCAATATCGGCTATGTGCCGACCGGTGTGGATGGCGATTTCGGCGGCGCCGAGGCGCTGATCGACCTGGTCTATGCGCTGGGGGCGGAGTATCGCGCCAATGCCGCTTTCGTCATGAACTCCAAGACCGCGGGCGCGGTGCGCAAGCTCAAGGACAATGACGGCCGCTTCCTGTGGTCGGACGGTCTGGCCGCCGGGGAACCGGCGCGTCTGATGGGCTATCCGGTGCTGATCGCCGAGGACATGCCCGATATCGCCAGCGGCGCCAATGCCATCGCCTTTGGCGATTTCAGCGCCGGTTACACGGTGGCAGAGCGCCCGGATCTGCGCGTGCTGCGCGATCCGTTCAGCGCCAAGCCGCATGTGCTGTTCTACGCCACCAAGCGCGTCGGGGGCGATGTGAGCGATTTTGCCGCCATCAAGCTGCTGAAATTCGCCGCCGCCTAAGCGGTGGCGGATCGGGCGCGGGCCTTCCCTGGTGGGGGTCCGCGTCCGGGGCGTGCGCCGGAAACCCCGAAGGCGTTGTCCGGCTGCTTCCCCCCTCCGGATGAGCAACGCGGGCGGCGTGCGCCCGACAGACCGGAGCGAGGGGCGGGGATTTGTGGAGAGGGTCCATGATGTTGATTGAAGAAACGGGGGTGCCCCTGGCCGCGCTGCCGCTGGCCCAGTTCAAGGCGCATCTGCGGCTTGGCACCGGGTTTTCCGAGGATGGCTTGCAGGATGTGGTGCTGGAGAGTTTTCTGCGCGCGGCAATGGCGGCGATCGAGGCGCGCACCGGCAAGGCGCTGCTGATCCGGGCGTTTTCCTGGACGGTGTCGCGCTGGCGCGATCGCGGTGGGCAGCCCTTGCCGGTGGCCCCGGTGGGCGCGATCACGGCGATCACACTGCGCGGGCGCGGCGAAAGCGAAGAGGTCATCGACCCCGCGCTTTACCACCTTGAGCGCGATGCGCAGCGCCCGGTGATCCGCCCTGCGGGCACGGCGCTGCCTTCTATCCCGACAGGGGGCACGGCGGAGATCACTTTTGCCGCGGGGTTCGCCGATGCCTGGGGCGATCTGCCTGCCGATCTGGCGCAGGCGGTGCTGCTGCTGGCGGCGCATTACTATGAGTATCGCGACGAGACCGCGCTTGGCGAAGGCTGCATGCCCTTTGGCGTCAGCAGCCTGATCGAGCGCTACCGCACGGTGCGCCTGTTTGCCGGGGGCGCGCGCTGATGGCGGGCGTGCATCTGAACCGCCAGTTATTGCTGGAGCGCCCGGCGCGGGTGCCTGATGGGGCCGGGGGGTTCACCCAGGCCTGGCAGGCGATTGGCGCGCTGTGGGCCGAGGTCGACATGCGCCAGGGGCGCGAGCGCGGCGGCGAGGCGGTGCCGCTGACGGCGACGGCCTGCCGGATCACGGTGCGCGCTGCACGCCCCGGCGCGCCGATGCGCCCGGTGGCGGGGCAGCGGTTTCGCGAAGGCGCACGGATCTTTCGCATCGAGGCGGTGGCCGAGCGAGACGCGCGCGGGCGTTACCTCACCTGCTTTGCACGGGAGGAGGCAGCACTATGAGCTATGGAGTGGCGGCGGCTTTGCAGGCGGCGATCTATCAGCGCCTGACGCAGGATGGCGCGCTGGCGGCGCTGGTGGGCGATGCGATCTATGACGCGCTGCCTGCGGGCGACAGCCTGCCGGAAACCTACGTGACGCTGGGCCCCGAGGATGTGCGCGCACGCGACGATGTGACGGGCGAGGGCGCATGGCATCGCGTCAGCGTGTCGGTGGTCACGTCGGCGACGGGTTTTCACGGCGCCAAGCTGGTGGCGGGCGCGGTGAGCGATGCGCTGGCGGCGGCCGACGGTCTGACGCTGGCGCGCGGGCGGCTGGTGAGCCTGAGATTCATCCGCGCACGGGCGGCCCGAGAGGGCAGCGGCGCGCTGCGCCGGATTGACCTGAGCTTTCGCGCACGGGTCGAGGACACGGAATAACCCTTTGAACAATCGGAGAAAGAGACATGTCGGTACAGAATGGCAAGGACCTGTTGGTCAAGATCGACCTGACGGGCGACGGGAGTTTCGAGACCGTCGCGGGGCTGCGCGCCACGCGGGTGAGTTTCAACGCGCAGAGCGTCGATGTCACCAGTCTGGAAAGCGCGGGGGGCTGGCGCGAACTGCTGGGCGGCGCGGGTGTGAAATCGGCGGCGATCAGCGGTTCGGGGATTTTCCGCGATGCGGCCAGCGATGCGCGCGCGCGCCAGCTGTTCTTTGATGGCGAGGTGCCCGCCTTTCAGGTGGTGATCCCGGATTTCGGCACCGTGGAAGGGCCGTTCCAGATCACCGCGATCGAATATGCGGGCAGCCATGACGGCGAGGCCACGTATGAGATCGCGTTGGCCTCGGCGGGGCAGCTGATCTTCACGGCGGCCTGATCATGGCGAACCCCTGGGCCGGTGAGGTGGCATTGGTGATCGACGGGCAGCGCCATGTGCTCAAGCTGACGCTGGGAGCGTTGGCCGAGCTTGAGGCGGGGCTGGAGAGCGATTCACTGGTCGATCTGGTGGCGCGTTTCGAGACCGGGGCGTTTTCGTCGCGCGACGTGTTGCGGTTGATCGTGGCTGGGCTGCGCGGCGGCGGCTGGCGCGGGCAGGCCGCGGAGCTTGTGAGCGCTGAGATCGAGGGCGGGCCGCTGGGGGCGGCGCAAGCGGCGGCGCAATTGCTGGCGCGCGCCTTCATGGCGCCGGGTGGCGCATGAGCGGGCCGGGGAATGGGCCGGGGAACGGGCCGTGGAACAGGCCGGGAACTGGGCGCGTGAACTGGCCGGCGCTGATGCGGGCGGGGATGCGTGGCCATGGGCTCAGCCCGGCGGCGTTCTGGGCGCTGACCCCGGCCGAGCTTGAGCTGATGCTGGGGCGCCCGGCGGGTGTGGCGCCGCTGGCGCGCGCAAGGCTCGAGGCCTTGCTGAGGGATTTCCCGGATGGTCCGGGAAGCGGCATGAAGGATGAATGACGTGGAGCAGTTGGACGATCTTGAGGCGCAGGTCGAGGCGCTGGATGACAGCCTTGGCGCGGCGACGGGCATGGCGGCGGCGTTCAACGCCGAACTGGGCCGGGTCCGCGAGGGCTTTGCCGGGGCCGGGCAGGACGTGGCCAGCCTGGAGCGGGGGCTGAGCCGGGGATTGAGCCGCGCCATTCGCGGCGCGGTGGTCGACGGCGACAGCCTCGCTGATGCGCTGAACAAGATGGCGGGCTCGATGATCGACACCGCCTTCAACGCCGCCGTGAAGCCGGTGAGCGACCATTTCGGCGGGCTGCTGAGCGAGGGGGTGGGCGGCCTTTTCGAGGGGCTGTTGCCGTTCGAGAAGGGCGCGAGCCTTTCGCAAGGACGGGTGCAGCCCTTCGCCAGCGGCGGCATCGTCAGCGGGCCGGTGACATTTCCGATGCGCGGCGGCACCGGGCTGATGGGCGAGGCCGGCCCCGAGGCGATCATGCCGCTGGCGCGCGGCCAGGATGGCAAGCTGGGCGTGCAGGCGCAGGGTAGCTGGGGGCCGGTTCAGGTGGTGATGAACATCTCGACCCCTGATGCCGAGGGATTCCGTCGCTCCAAGGGGCAGATCGCCGCCGAACTGGGCCGCGCCATCGGGCGCGGCGGGCGCAACCGTTAAGCAGAGGGCACGAGGACCATGGGATTTCACGAGATACGCTTTCCGGCGAACCTGAGTTTCGGGTCGATCGGCGGGCCGGAGCGGCACACGGATGTGGTGACGCTGGCCAACGGTTTCGAGGAGCGCAACACGCCCTGGCGGCATTCGCGCCGCCGCTATGACGCGGGCGCGGCGATGCGCAGCCTTGAGGATATCGAGGCGCTGATCGCCTTTTTCGAGGCGCGCCGGGGTCAGGTCCACGGGTTTCGCTGGAAGGACTGGGCCGATTACAAATCCTGCAGCGCAGGCGCGGCGCCGGGCGACGGCGATCAGGTCATCGCCACTGGCGACGATGTGACGGCGGTGTTCCAGCTTATCAAGACTTACCGATCGGGCGAGGAAAGCTATGAGCGCCCGATCACCAAGCCGGTCAGGGGATCGCTGCGGGTGGCGCTGGAGGGCGAAGTCCAGCAGGAGGGCATCCATTTCGATGTGGACGCGACCACGGGGCTTTTGACCTTTGGTCATCCGCCGGATGCGGGCGTGGTCATCAGCGCGGGCTATGAATTCGACGTGCCAGTGCGGTTCGACACGGATCGGCTGCATATCAGCCTGGCCAGTTTCCAGGCGGGCGAGGTGCCCAATGTGCCGATCGTGGAGTTGCGCTCATGAGCGGGGGCGAAGAGGGGCTGACGGCCCATCTGAAAAGCGGCACCACCACGACCTGCCGCTGCTGGGCGCTGGAGCGGCGCGACGGTCTGGTGCTGGGCTTTACCGATCACGATGGCCCGCTGCAATTCGAGGGGATCGAATTTCGCGCCGATACCGGGCTGAGCGCGCTGGCATTGCAGCAAAGCACCGGGCTGTCGGTGGATAACACCGAGGCGCTTGGGGCGCTGAGCGATGCGGCGATCACCGAAGCCGATATCGAGGCGGGCCGCTTTGACGGGGCCGAGCTGCGCGCATGGTTGGTGAACTGGGCCGATCCCGAACAGCGCAAGTTGCAGTTCCGCGGCCATATCGGCGAGATCCGCCGCGCCGGTGGCGCCTTTGAGGCGGAGCTGCGCGGCCTGACCGACATTCTGAATGTGCCGATGGGGCGGGTCTATCAGAAACCGTGCAGTGCGATCCTTGGCGATGCGGCCTGCAGGTTCGATCTGACGACGCCGGGCTATAGCGTCGATCTGGTGGTCGAGGCCGTCGAGGAGCGCCGGGTGTTCCGTTTTGGCGATCTTGCGACATCTGCCGAGGGTTGGTTCAGATACGGGCTGCTGGAGGTCCGGAGCGGCGCGGGCGAGGGCCTTTCGGGCAGCATCAAGCGCGACCGGATCGAGGCGGGCGAGCGGGTGATTGAGCTGTGGCATCCGCTGCGCGCCGAGATCGTGCCGGGCGATGCGCTGCGGCTGGTGGCGGGCTGCGACAAGGAGATGAACACCTGCCGCCGGAAGTTTCTCAATATCAAGAACTTCCAGGGCTTTCCGGATATTCCGGGCGACGACTGGTCGATCAGCGATCCGTCGCGCGCCGGGCGTCTGGATGGCGGGAGCCGACGCAGATGAGCATCGCAAGCGAGGCACCGGATACGACACCGGATAAGACACCGGGCGAAACAACGGGCGAACGCGCGGCGCGCGCGGCGCGGCGCTGGATCGGCACGCCCTATCGCCACCAGGCCAGTTGCCGGGGCGCGGGCTGCGATTGCCTTGGTCCGGTGCGCGGAATCTGGCGCGACATCCTGGGGCATGAACCCGAGGTGCCACCGCCCTACAGCATGGACTGGAGCGAGCCCAGCCGCGACGAGGTTCTGTGGCGCGCGGCGACGCGCCATCTGGTGGCGCGCCCGCTGGACAGCGAGGCACCGGGCGACGTGCTGCTTTTCCGCATGCGCGAGGGCGCGGTCGCCAAACATCTGGGCATTGCCGGGCATGTCGGCGAGGCGGCCAGTTTCATTCACGCATATTCGGACCACGCGGTGCTGGAAAGCCCGCTGACGCCGCCCTGGCGGGCGCGCATCGTGGCCCGGTTTTCCTTTCCTCAGGAGGTCTAGGACATGGCGACGATACTTCTTTCGGCTGCGGGTGCCGCGATTGGCGGCTCCGTCGGCGGCACGGTCCTGGGGCTGTCGATGGCGACGGTCGGGCGGTTCGCCGGGGCGATGATCGGGCGTTCGATCGACCAGCGTGTGATGGGCGGGGGCTCGGAAACGGTGGAAACCGGGCGCGTCTCACGGTTGCGCCTGACCGGCGCGGGCGAGGGCGATGCCATCGCGCAGGTCTATGGGCGCATGCGGGTCGCTGGGCAGGTGATCTGGGCCACGGAGTTTCGCGAAAAGGTGCGCGTGATCCAGGGCAGCAGCACCGAGAGCGGCGGTGGCAAGGGCTCGGCGCCGCCACCGCCCGAAGAACCCACCGAGCGGGTCTACAGGTATTTCGTGAGCCTTGCCATCGCGCTGTGCGAGGGAGAGATTTCCCATGTGGGCCGGGTCTGGGCCGATGGCCACGAGATCGCCCGCGACAGCCTTGACATGCGGGTCTATCGCGGCACGCGCGGCCAGCGCCCCGACCCCACGATCGAGGCGGTCGAGGGGTCTGGAAAGGTGCCGGCCTATCGCGGCACCGCATATGTGGTGATCGAATCCCTGGCGCTGCGGCGGTTCGGCAACCGGGTGCCGCAATTCACCTTCGAGGTGATGCGCCCCGCGCCGGGCGATCAGCCGGGCGCCGAACTTGATCCGCCCCATGGGATGCGCGGTGTCGCGCTGTTGCCGGGGAGCGGCGAATACGCGCTGGCGACCCGGAATGTGCGAATGGATTATGGCCCCGGCAAGGGCAAGGTGGTGAATGTGAATTCGCCCTCGGGCAAGACCGATTTCGCCACCTCGCTCGAGAGTCTGCAGGGCGAATTGCCACAATGCCGGACGACGGCCTTGATCGTGAGCTGGTTCGGGCGCGATCTGCGCTGCGGCGTCTGCAATATCCGCCCCAGGGTCGAGCAGAGGAAGTTTGATTCCGTGAATATGCCCTGGATGGTTTGCGGACAGACACGCAGCGACGCCAGCCGGGTGGCGCGCGACGACAACGGGCGGCCAATCTATGGCGGCACGCCTGACGATCGCTCGGTCATCCAGGCGATCCGCGCGCTCAGGCGGGCCGGGCAGGATGTGATGTATTATCCCTTCATCCTGATGGATCAGAAGGCCGGAAACGGGCGCCCCGATCCCTATAGCGATGCGCCCGATCAGCCCAAGCTGCCCTGGCGCGGGCGGATCACCCTTTCGGTTGCGCCGGGGCGGCCGGGCAGCCCGGATGGCACGTCGCAGGCCGAAGCCGAGGTGGCAGAGTTCTTTGGCACCGCGCGGGCCTCGGATTTCAGCGAGGTCAGCGACACGGACAGCGACGAGCCGGAGGGTATCTTGGTGCCTGTCGGCAGCCCGTGGGATCCCAATTTTTTCTATGAGAAAGAGAGCTTCACCAACGCGGCGCTGAACCTGATCCAGCCGCCGAAGGCCAAGATCACGAGCCCCGTGATCTATAGCGGGCCTGACGAATGGAGCTATCGCCGATTCGTGCTGCACCAGGCGGCGCTGTGCCGTGCGGCGGGTGGTGTCGAGAGTTTCTGTATCGGGTCCGAGATGCGCGGGCTGACCCAGATCCGCGGGCCCGGCAACAGCTTTCCTGCGGTCGCGCAGATGATCTCGCTGGCGCGCGAGGTGCGCAAGATCCTGGGGGCGGGTGTGAAGATCGGCTATGCCGCGGACTGGTCGGAATATGCGGGCTATCAGCCGGGCAATGGCGACCTTTTCTTTCATCTCGATCCGCTATGGGCGCATGACGATATCGATTTCGTGGGGATCGACAATTACATGCCGCTCAGTGACTGGCGCGAGGGGCATGATCATCTGGATGCGCAGGAATGGGATGCGATCCACGATGTGGGCTATCTGCAATCCAATATCGAGGGCGGCGAGGGCTATGACTGGTATTACCGAACGCCCGAGGCGCGCGCGGCCCAGATCCGCACGCCGATCACCGACGAGGCCCATGGCGAGCCCTGGGTCTGGCGTTACAAGGATATCCGCAACTGGTGGAGTCATCACCACCATGACCGGGTGAATGGCGAGCGCGCGGATATGCCGACGCCCTGGGTGCCGCAATCCAAGCCTATCCGCTTTACGGAATATGGCTGCGCGGCGATCGACAAGGGCACCAACCAGCCCAATGTCTTTCTTGATCCGAAATCCTCGGAGTCGCATATGCCGTATCATTCCGACGGGCAGCGCGACGAGCTGATCCAGCTGCAATATCTGCGCGCGATGGCGGGCTATTGGACCGATCCGGCCAACAACCCTGTTTCGCCCATCTACGAGGCCGAGATGCTGGATTGGGACCATGCCTGCGCCTGGGCCTGGGATGCGCGACCGTTCCCGTTCTTTCCCGACGACCAGAAACTGTGGAGCGACGGGAAGAATTATGCGCGCGGGCATTGGCTCAACGGGCGGATGTCGGCGCGCAGGCTGTCTTCGGTGGTGGATGAGATGACGGGGCGCGCTGGGCTGGTGCAGTCCGACACGCAGGGCCTGCACGGGCATCTGCGCGGCTACCTGGTGGATCAGGTCGATGCGGCGCGCGGCGCGCTGCAGCCGCTGATGCTGCGCTACGGGTTCGACGCGGTGGAGCGCGACGGGGTGCTGGCGTTTCGTCTGCGCGACGGGCGGGTGGATCACCGGCTGGACCTTGAACGCCTGGCGCGCCACCCGGAGATGGACGGTATCCTTGAGGAAACCCGCGGCAATGCGGCGGAACTGGCGGGGCGCGTGCGGCTGCGCTTTGTCGAGGCGGATGCCGATTTCGCGGTGATCGCCGAAGAGGCGATCATGCCCGACGAGACCAGCCATGCGGTTTCGGGGTCGGAGATGCCGCTGGCGATGACCCGCGCCGAGGGGCGCGAGACGGTGGAGCGCTGGTTGTCGGAATCGCGGGTGGCGACGGACGGGGTGCGCCTGTGCCTGCCCCCATCATGGCTGGAAACGGGGGCGGGCGATGTGATCGCCCTTCCCGAGCAGGGCGGCGAGGGGCTGTTCCGCATCGACCGGGTCGAGCATCTGGGACAGTCGCAGCGCATCGAGGCGGTGCGCATCGAACCCGAGACCTATCGCCCGGCCGCGTTTTCCGAGCGCGCCGCATCGGCGGCCAGGTCCCGCGCCTTTGCCGTGCCGGTAACGGTGACGCCGTTCTTCCTGGACCTGCCGCTCATGAGCGGTGCTGAAGTGCCTCATGCGCCGCATCTGGCGGTCACGGCCGATCCATGGCCGGGGGGCGCGGCGCTTTATGCGTCGGATGTGGATGCGCGGTATGGGCTTAATCGTGTGGTCTCGGCGCCGGCACCCGTGGGGATCACGGAAAACGCCATATCGGCGGCGCAGCCGGGGCTGATCGACCGGGGCGAGGGGCTGCGGGTGCGGATGCTGAGCGGGGCGCTGGAAAGCGTGAGCGATGCCGCGCTTCTGGGGGGGGCGAACCTCTGCGCGATCGGCGATGGCACGCCCGACGGCTGGGAACTGTTTCAGTTCCGCGATGCCGAACTGGTGGGCGAGGATGTCTATGTGCTGCGCAACCGCTTGCGCGGTCAGCTTGGCACCGATGCGGCGATGCGCGAGGCCTGGCCCGAAGGGTCTTTCGTGGTGCGTCTGGATGGCAGCGCGCGTCAGATCGCATTGCCCGAGGCCAAGCGCGGGCTGGTGCGCTTCTACCGGATCGGCCCGGCGGACCGGGCGGTGGACGATCCGTCCTATCTGGGCGCGCGGCTGGGATTCCACGGCATCGGCCTGCGACCTTTGTCGCCGGTGCATCTGTCCGTGACCGGCGCGCCGGGGCAGGACATCACCCTGAGCTGGATCCGGCGCACGCGCATCGGCGGGGACCGGTGGGAAGGACCCGATGTGCCGCTGGGCGAGGAAAGCGAAACCTATGTCGTGCGCGTCACGCAGAGCGGGGCGGTGCTGCGCGAAGAGATGAGCGGGCAAGCCAACTGGACTTATGGCGCAGGGGCGCAGGCGCAGGACGGGGTGAGCGGTGGCTTTACCCTGCAGGTGGCGCAGGTCTCGGCGCATTTCGGGGCCGGCGTCTTCGCGGCCCTGGACGTGCCGGGCTGA